CTTAAATTAAGCTGAGTACAGTCTAAGGCGCTTTGGAACATTCTGCTCCTCTGCGATACCATAGCTATCTGCTAATCTCTGGGCTACTCTATTGAGTAACTCACTTAAACCACCTGCATCCTCTGCAATGGCTCTAGCTCTATAAGCTGAGATTTCACCTGAGACAACTTCTGTCTCTGGGTAGACTAATAACCTTAAGCATCTAGTCAGTTCTCTGACGTTGATACCTCCTTTCTCAGTTCTTCCTAAGAACTCAACTAAGTAAGGAAACTTTGTTATCTCGACCTTGTTGGGGTTGAGAAACCAGTTTAAAGGTGCAACTGCTTCCGCAGCTACTTCGACGTTAAATTGCTCATTATCTGAGCCAAGGGCGTCGTCTCCCTGGGTAACGATAAAAGCCGGGCTTTTACCATGAATAAGATGCCACATGTATTCGCATCGAAGTTTATTGATAATCGATCCGATTATCATTGTGAAATAACTTCCTGATGGAACTCCTTTGTGAGCAAAGTATATATTACCGTCCGGTGCTGCAATCTTCTTATGAATGAATAGATGCCTACTCAGTTCAAATGCAACCTCAGTTTGCCAGTTTGGAAATTCAATGATTTCCTTGATTAGATCAAATGCTGTATTAATCTCGTATGTGCTCGCTGTAGCGTCAAAACCTGACCAGTCGAGTGTGAAAAGCCACTCTCCTTCGTGCTTTGCGCGATGTATTGTGCGAGGTACATCGAAAACTGGATCCTTTCCAATGTAGAAGAATGTGTCAGTGTGCTTGAATGCCTCAAGCAATGGTGCTGCCACTGTTCCTTCCAGCAGTATGTAATGAAAGGCCCTGCCCCATACTCCTCTTACCTTAAGTTTGTCTGGTAAGTAAGTTAGCTGGGTTCGAGTATATCCGACGTCCGGGACCATTGTTAATATGGCTCGGTGTATGCCGTCAGTGTTATCAACTGCTGATCCCAAAATTGCTCTCGCTCGTGAAATAGCGCGCATATGATTAGGACCTCTGAATCGACCCTTGTTACCAGGATAGTCAAAACCTGCTGCCGCAGTTGACTCGTATGGTACCTGATCGAGTTCAGTTAGCGCATTGAAAGCTCTAACTCTACCAAGTTTGGTTAACTCAGTTCTAGTTGCTTCAATAGCGTGTTGCCAACTATTAATGTCAAATAGTCTGGCTGGTGGATCGTTAGTTCCGTAATTAAGGATGGATTGCATGTGCTTCTCTTTAGTGTAGTAGCTACGTGCCCAACCTTCCAAACGTTGCTCAACCGCAAGTGGGTCAAGCCTTAGAACTTCGTCCAGTGCAAAAGAGTCATATAAAACAGTCTCCACCTCTCGAGTGATTCTATGAGAGTGTGTAGCGTTGGTACGCTCTAGAGGGCTGTTAAACTCTGTGAAATGATAATTACGTATAGCCTCTGCTGAAGCCATCATATTGTGTATATCACTATGCACTTATGTGTGTTTGTGTGTGTGTGTGTGTGTATTAAATATTTTATATTCAATCGTCAAATCTGGGAAGCCCAGAGTGAGCTGGG